GCCCATGTTGGCATGTCGGCAAACTCCTGCTCGGCGGTGCGCAACGCGCTTTCAGCTTCCTTGATGACGGCATCACGCCACCGGATGCGCTCGTCCTGCGGCTCCCGCACGGCAGGGGCGGGCGCTGCGGCGATCATTGCTTCGTAAGTCGGAATTGCGCCGTTAACGTGCCGGAAGCAGTACGAGCGAAATACAGCCTCACCAGCAGCAATCATCTCCTGCGTCGGCTCCCTCGGCACCGTCACCCTGGCGTTGAGCGCTGCGGCTTGGGTTGCGGCTTGGCATGGAATGCGCAATGTTGGGCAGGTGCTGCACGCGCTGTCGGTTTCTGTGCACCACACAATCCGCTTTTCCGGCTCCGGCTGCGCGAAGCGGTCAATGATGGCGTCTATCAGCGCCTGCTTTCCAACGGCGTGGATGTGATCCCATGCCGACACCTTGAGCGCATCAAGCGCCTGCTGCAATAGTTCGCGGTCTGTTTTCATTTGCCGCCTCCCCCGATGCCGTGGGCGATCTCCCAGCCTTCCTTAAACCCGGCTTCGTAGATGCGCCGCCTCGGCACGTCTCCTACCTGCGGACGCGCCCCGAAATACTCGTCCGATGCCGTGTTGCAGTGCGCCTCACGGATTGCAATCTGCTGTTCACGGGTCAGGGGCACGGCAGGGGCGGGCGCTGCGGGTGGGGCTGCGGCGTAGAGCTTTGTCCCGGCAGGCAGGTCGCTTGGGTTGACCAGCCAAGATGTGTGTTTTCCATGCTCCCACGGCTGATGCTCACGATCAATCACCTCTGCCACCGGCTCTGGCTGCGGCGCTGCGGGATGGATTACCAACGATACCCTGTCACTTGCTTCTACGCGCACCCACCCTTGTTCAGCCATCCTATGCATACCTAGCTCCCCTTCATCCGCTTCTTCAGACATTTCGTTTTCTCTTGACATACCAGTTCTCCTTGTTTAAACAGCGCTCGCCGCTTGCGGACAGCCCGCTCCGATACTCCGAGCCTCGCGGCAACAAGCCCGGTGGATACATCTTTGAAGTAGGCCCAGAACCACGCCTCGCAGCAGTAGCCGAGGCCGGTGGTGATTAGGTCAGCGAGGGTACCTTCGCGCGGATTATGGCGGGATAATTCGCTCATAGTAACGTATCAGGTGTAATGACAATCGGGGTCGCCGCTTGGGGGCGCTCTTTCGGCGGCTTGCCTGAGGAGAGCATTACGCCCGTCGCGGTATTGAGGATGATGACTTGGCCAGAGCGGACGCTGCCCTCGAGAATCCCTTCGAAGTCGCGGAAGTCCGGGAAGTAAACGTGAATCATCTTGTAGGCCTCCTCGTACCCGACGGTGCCCTTGCGCTCGATGTAGTCGATGAACCGCTCGGCCTGCATGGAGTCCTCGGTTCGCCCGATGCGGGAAAAGACCTTGTGCATGTCCTGCTCCACATCGAGGAGCATAGCGTTGGCGAGCTGGAGGTCGTCGATAGTGAGGACGAGGGAGTCGCCGCGGGAGGCGGAGAGGACCATCGCGAGCTTGTGCAGGTGGGTCTGCTTCCGGGCGGCGTAGCCCTCGAGCATCTGGTCATCCATGCGGGAGATCGCGTCTTTCCAGAAGGCCTCGTACCAAGCGCGGCCCCACTCGCGAGCGTCCTTGGCGATCTTGAACTCGCCCATGAGTTGGGAGATCTTCTCAAGGTCCGCGATCAGGTTGAGGCGGAACTCAGGGTCCGAGTCCCCCACGTGCTCATCGACGTAGGCGATGTACTTCTCCTTCGTGTTGCCGTAGACGAAGATGCAGCGGGAGGAGAGGCCGCCGCCGATCATCGCCTGAGGCATGTTGTCCGCGATCCAGTGAGGGGTCGTGCCGGCCTGCATGTTGATCCAGGGTGCTTCGATAGTGTCGTTCCCACTCATCTTGGTGACCTTCTCGTAGGACTTCTTCCCGTCCCACAGCTCGATCAAGAGGTTAATCATGTCACGGTCTTGGAGGTTGAGGAGGGAGCCGAGTTCACTCGCCGCGAGGGTGAGGGGAGACATCGGAACCCACACGCCTTGGTACTCGAACGCCTCCGACGCACTGGCGAAGGCGGTGACGAGGGCCTGCCAGGTGATGGCGTTGGGACCGAACTTGATTCCGGGCACTTGCTTGAGCAGGTCCATCGAGATGTCGATCGTGGTGGACTTCGTGACGACGCCGGGCGGGCCGACGTAGATGATGTAGAAAGAGGGGAACCATTGGAAGCGCTTCATATCCAGCCACACCCGCCGACGCAAGGCCCCCGCGACCGCCCCGACACCTGCCCAGAAATGCATCCTCCGCGGGGCCTCGGTTACGGAGGCGTACTCTAGGTAGGCGCGAATCCAATCAGGGAAATGGCGGTCGGTCACAGGCAGTCCCCCCAGGAGATCGGCGAAGTCTTGACGCCCGTGGGGATGACCAAGGGATCAGCGTAGGGGATGACGATGCGGGAGGCTTCTTGCATCTTGGGGAGGAGCGTAGCCGCCCGGTGCGTGGGGAATTGTCCAGCCAAACTATCATGTACCTGCAGGAGAACCTGCACTTCCGGCAGCTGCTCGTGGAAGTTCAGCCAGATCTTGTTGATCAAGATACCCACGGTAGACTGCGGCACCCACGCGCAGGCTTCGGGGAGGAGCTGCTCGAGCCGGTCGAAGATATACCAACGATACCCCCAACGATTCTCGACGAAACGATACCGGCGGATTTGCTCCTCCGTCCGGCGGTGCCACTTCAGGATGCCGGGGTGCTGCTCGAACCAGAGCTTCTGCGCTCGGTCTACCTCGTGTACGGTCCGGCCTGTGTGGGCCGCGACCGTCTTGGCGGAGCCTACGTAGTTCGTTGCGTGGCAGAAGACCTTGGCGAACTCCCGCTTGTGCTTTCGAGGGCCGCGATGACTTGGATACGCGGGGTGGGACTCAACCAGTTCTTCCAGAGGGGGTGGCTCCTTGTTATCAAGAGAATAAACGTTAAGCAAGTGCACATCAGCGCCAAGGCGAAGAGCAGCCTTGAGCATAACGTCGTCAGCTTCCCAAACCACGACTTGGAGGTCGGCGCGGTCGAGGTCCATGTCGAAGAAGGTGTAGCCGGGGTCTGGGACGTACATGGAGCGGATGTTAGGCAAGCGGAAATCCATACTTCCTCGAGCTGCCGCCTTGCCCGAACTCTTGGACTTCTCACTTGGGATCGTCTGAAGGTTGCCGCCGGAGCCAAAGGCATTTTGGGACGACGAGAGACGGTAAGAGTAGGGCGCTTTTTCCACCTGCATCTCCTGCTACGTTAAAAGAACACCGCATCCGCCCGTCCTCGTCCAGGGGCATCATAACGAAGTCGCCGAGGAATTTGTTCAGGGTGCGGATGTCTGCGATTGCGTTGGTTAAAGGGCGGACGAGGGGCTCACGGGCCGCGATCTTCTGGAGGGCCTCGTCGTCACAGGTCGGGCGCATGACCTGGCGGCCGTCGATCGCCACACGCTTAAGGATGGGTTGCTGATTCAGGTCCTCGTAGAAGAGGGCTTGCATTTGCTTGGGGGAGGAAGGGTTGATCCCGTGGCCGAGGATGTTGAAGAGGAAGGCCTCGCGGTGGGACAATTCTTCTTGGATGTCCAGGGCCATCTTCGCTCGGCGCTCGGTATCGACGCGGACGCCGAGCTGCATCGCGCGAAGGACCGGCCAGAAGAGACGCTGCTGCTGGCGATCGACGGCTTCGAGCCCCATGACCTTGGCCACTTCTTTGAGAGCCTCCCCGACCTCGCGGGTGTAGACGCAGTCTTGGAGGTTGTACCGCCAGCGCTGGTCTTCGGGAGTGTCCGAGGCGATCTTACCCTCGTCCTTCCAGTAGTAGTACCAGTCCGCGTACATCGAGGCGAGGAAGGCCAGGCCCTTGGGGAGCTGGGCGAAGACGGAGTGCTGGCTGATCATCGTGTCCTGACCGCCGTTCGGGACGAAGTGCCAGTGGCGATAGACATACTGCGCGTCGTAGAGGCCGTTCTGCCAGCGGACCTGCACGTTCTTGTGGGTGAGGAGGATGCGGAGGTAGTTAACAATCCGGGCATCCTCGTCCTCGGACCAGTAGCCTTTGGGCTTGCCCTGGGCGACGAAGGGGATGCAGATCGCGTCATTGCGGGACCAGCTGAAACCCACGCAGTCGATGTGACCGTAGCGAGTCTCGATGTCGAAGTCGAGCCAGAGCTGGGTGCCCGCGTCGGCGGCGGAGAGGAGATTGAGGAGGGTAGCCTGGGCGGTGTTGAAGGTCGGTCGGATGATGAAGTTCCACTCGGGGCGGTTGTCATACTCACGAGTCTGCATGTGCCGCTTGACCCTGCGGAGGTCAGCGAGGACTACCGCGCGGAGGGGCCAGTCACGGAACACGACGGATGGGTGGAGAGTGGGGATGACCTTCCGTCCGCCCGAGGTCATGAGCGACCCGCGCCACTTCATCGCACCCCATTGGCCGGTCAGGGCCCACATTGCCAGCGATCCGAAGGCTACGATGATGTTCGGCTGAACCATCTCAATCTCGGAGAGGAGTTCGGCGACGCCTTCGTGGACCTCCTTGGAGCAGTAGCGATCCTTGAGCAGGGAGTGGGAGGGGCCGATGTCCTTCTTCTTCAAAGGCATGAACACCTCAAGCCGCCCCTCCGGCGGGCGGGTCTTGACCACGCTGGTAACGAAACACTCGGAGCGCATGATCCCTGTCTCGTGGAGCATCCGGTTCAACTCCTGGCCGGCGGCACCGGCGAAGGGATGACCGGACCGCTCGTCGTCGAGGGATGCGTACTCCTGCACCAGCATGATCCGGGAGGGGGCAGGCCCCTCGGAACGAATACGGGGCATGGGTTATCCCTTCAGTGCAATGTCAAGTTCAGCTTGCTTGTGCAGGTCCTCGATCCGGCGGACTGCGATACCGTAGCTTGCCGTGTCCTTCTCGATCCCGGTGGCCTTGAGGCGGAGTTCGTGAGCCGCCGGGAAGATCGGGCCAGTGCCGCAGAACGGATCGAACACGCTGTCGCCGGGGAGGCAAGAGCGGGAGAGCAGGTCGCGGTAGAGGGCGACAGGCTTCTGCGCCGCGTGGCCGAGGTTCTGATCGGCGGGGTAGTCGAGCACGTCGCCGCCCATGCGGAGGGTGGGGCGCTTGCCCTTGACGCAGTAGAAGATCGTCTCGTACTTCCGCTGCGGGCCACGCTCGGGCCAGGGCGCGCGGGAACCTTGCTTTTTGTACCAGATGAGGGGAGTGCGGAAGACTTCCCAGCCGGCGGCGAAGAAGAGGGCTTTGATGAGGGGGAAGCGGTCGATGTCGCAGAAGGCGTAGAGGTGCGCCTGGGGCTTGGCGATGCGGAAGCCTTCGGTGGCAAGGGCCACGTAGCAACGCTCGGCGTATTCCCAGTCGTCGGTATAACCGTGAGCGCCCGCGGCCAAGCCGCCCGAGTCACCGAACTCATCTGCGCCCATGCCGTAGGGAGGGTCGGTGAGGATGCAATCGAAGGACTCGGCGGGGCAGCTCTGCATCCAATCGATGGAGTTGGTGTTGAACGCTTGGTGCACGTTCGCGGTGTAGGTGGCGCCGACACTGGCCCCGAGGGCACGGTGCTTCTCGGTGGCCTCCTGTTTCTTGAGGATCTTGAACGCTTCGTTGACGGTCTTGGCGGCTTTGACTTCGGGATTGTCCAGGTGCCGGGCGACGATCAGCTCTTGGCGGAGGCCCGCTTGATACGCGCCCATCTCGCCGGGTTTGAGGTTCTCCGTCGCTTCGGGGTGGAGTTCTCGCGCTACGTCTGCGATGCTCGGGGGGAGGACGCCGGCTGCGAGGGCTTGGCGGGAGCGGAGCTTGACGAGACGCTCATGGGCGGATGCACGCTCCTGCCACGACAGGTCCACCCGGTGAATGTTCTCCTCGAGTTCGGCCTCTTCGTAAGCGAGGGGATCGAGTTCCTCGAGGAGGGTGTAGGGAATGTGGCCCACGGGCACGTCGGCTCCGTCGTGGCGGATGGCTTGGCCGAGGTCAGCGAGGTCGCCCACTGCGCGGAGGCGGCGTTCGCCTGCGACGAGGACGAGGGAGCCGGACTCGCCGGGGCGGAGGATGATCGGGTGGAGGAGCCCGCGCTTGGAGATGCCGTCGGCGAACTCGTGCATCTTGGCGGGATCGAACAGGGCGCGCTGCCGGTTGGGCAGGATGGTGATAGTGTCAATGCGGATGGTTTTCACAGCGAGGCTCCGGAGGGATGAGGGGAAAAAGGACAGGGGCCGAAGCCCCCGCCTTCATGACTGCACGATCAGCTCGGCAGGATGCCCGAGACTCGCTCGCCGATCTCGCCGTTGTAGAGCTCGTGGGTCAGCTTGACCTTGACGAGCTTGCTCTGCAACATCGCCCACGCAAAGGGCTCGCCGGGCTTGTTCATGCCCGTGGCCTCGCGGTAGACGCGCTGCTGGCGGTTCTTGCCCTTGGAGTTGTCGAGGGCGCCCTGCGGAGTGAGGTCGAGGAACACGCGGTCGATCAGAGTCAGCTCGGGGTTGAGGCCGATAGCCTGGACTTCCGCGGGCACTTGGATCTTGAGAGGGACGAGCATCGAGACCCAGGGCTGGCCGGCGCGGTCGCCTTTCTCGATCATGCCAGTGGCGGTCTTGATCTCACCGATCATGGCGAGGTAGAGGCCGTCTTCCGTCGCCGGGTTCTCGGCGGGGAGGGGCGGACGCTTCTCGTTGGACTCGGTGGTCTGAGCGTGGAGGAACACATTGGGGTCGAAGGAGGATACCATAGTGATACACTTTCAAGGTTACAAAATGGCGAGATTAAACGCTCTCGCCGTCGGCGTTTACTTAAAACGGGATGTCGTCGTCAGGGAAGTTAGGCTGGGGCGGCGGCTTCGGGGCGCGGTAGGTGTCGGGCCCTCGCGGAGCGCGCTGAGGGGAGTCATTCGGGTGGAAACAGGAGAGCATGATCTGCCCATCCCGCGACGGCGCACCTGCGGGGTTGAAGATGGCGTCGAGGGAGATGGTGAAGCCGGGGCCCTTCGACGGGTCGTTGTCGGAGTGCTGGAGGAGGGCACCCACGTTGCGCCAGCGCTTCTTGCCTTCGTTCCCGTGGGGGATGGCGACAACGATGTCTGCGATTTTGGTGGTGCTCATAGGTATACCGTCTCGCGGCCCGTGATTTTGACTTGGGTTTGCGGAGAGACAAATGCGCGGTAGGATTCGCCTGAGGCAACTTCGTCACGTAACATTCCTTTAACCCACTCGAGAGTCTGCGCCTGCGTCTTCCCCGCCGGCACCGGGATGCGGACTTGGAGGATCAGGGTAGTGTGTTGGCGGCGGCTCACAGCCCGGCCCTCACTTTCCACTTGTCGAAGATCAGTGCGAAGTCCGGTTCGATCTTGGACTTGATGCCGAGCGAACGGGTCTTGGTATCCACACCGTAAGCCGCCGTGTCCCAGTAGAACTTGTCCGCTTCCCGCGTGGTGTAGATCATCTCGGAGAACAGGGTCGGGATCTCCGTCGCGAGGGCCTTCCCGATCGCCTTAATCATGATCTTGGTCATCTGGGTTACGCCGTCAGTCTCCCGGTCTACGTGCGCGGTCATGACGAAGGGGCAGACAATGCCCTGCGTGCACAGGCGGAGAAAGTTCATTAGGTTGTTTTGCGCTACGCCGTAGTCGCCGGGGGAAGCCATCGGGCGGGCTCCAATCTGCATCTTCAGCGCGGCGTTGGAAGTCTCGGTGAGGGAGTCCATCGCGAAGATGCGGTTGTAGGGGAAGGCGTCTACGCCGCCGAGGTCCTTCCCAGTCCGGTCATCAATGAACTTCGCACACGACCCGAGGATCTTGTAGAAGGCATTGTTCTCCCCGCCCCGGTTCGCATCGACTGACTTGGCGAGGGCTTCGTAGGACAACTTCCCCACCGCATCGGCGGTCTGCATGAGGGACTTGAGGGAAATCGGCCGCGTGGTCTGCTGGTGCCAGTATACGCAGGCCGGGGGCTCCTTGCCCTTGTCGCGGAAGTATCCGAGGAAGGACTCGAGCCCTTGCTCGGTGAAGAGGATGGCGAGTTCAAAGCCATTGCGGTCACACCACTCGGCGAGGGTGCCGAGGGAGTAGGTCTTGCCCGTGCCGCCGAGGCCCATGAGGGCGACCTTGGGGCCGAGGAGGGGCTGCTTGTCGGCAGCGGTTACTGGATCAGTCATTCGTATTCCTTGAGGAGTTGGAGGAAGATTTCCCTGGTGCGAGGGGCTTCGCAGGCAGGGCAGTCAGCGGAGTAGACCTTCCACCGCCCGCGGACGAGGGGACGGTAGGTGAAGTCGAAGCTGTGGACCTGACGGCGCCAGATCTCACCACACTCGGGGCAGAACCAAGCCACATCTGGGTAGTAACAGCTATGATTCGGCGGCGTGCCAGCACAGTAGATGCGGCGGCTGGACACGTCGTTGCCTTCGAATGTAGTGACAATTGCATGGCCTTGGTGCTCACTCGTAGTCGGACTCGGCCCAGGATTCGAGGAGATATTCATCTATTGGAAGCTCGTGGATCTTGGCGAGAATCGCCGTGCCGAGAATTGGTTCCGCAGGGACAATGGCACCATTCGCGTCAGTGACTTCAAGGATTCCAACGGAGTAGACTTCGGCCTCGGACTCCGGCGGGTAGCAATCCTCGGGCGGGCCATAGAGCTTGCCAGGGTCGGAATAGCACTTCCCCTCGAGGCGGTAGTTTACTCCGTATTCACCTGAAGGAAGGGTGACGAAGGCGTGAAACTCAGCGGAGTGGTTGCCGCGGCGGATCATGCGGGCTCCTTAGGTGGTTCGGCAGGACGCTCGATGACTTCTTCCAGAAAGTCGCCAACGATTGCTTCCTTAATGACGCCTCGCGAAACAGTATAACTACCCTTAACGCCACGACGTTGGAGGCATTCCTGTATCCATTCCGGAGGTCCTTCGTAAACCAAGACGCGAATCAGACGTTGTTTCATACCGCCTCCTCAATCAGCGTCTCTGTCCGTCGAACCGGGTCCCAGACGCGCCGCTCGAACTGCTGCTGGAGCAGGACTTCCGGCCGCTGCATCTGGCAGATGTTACGGAAGGGACAGCCGCCGTACTCCGCGCAGGCGTGATCGAGGTTGAAGTCCCAGACGCCGGACTCCCACGCCTGGATCATCCGGCGAACATCGCGGAGGGTCTGGTCGTACCAGCGGTCGAGCTGCCACTGCGGACGGTAGGTGATCGCTTCGAGAGTGTCGTACTTGGTCTTGAGGATCGAGACCCCGCGGACGAGGAAACCGTCGAGCTTGATGCCGGCTTGCTGGGCACCCCACACGTAGGCGGTGAACTGGGAACGGAGGTCCCACTGCCGGGGCCAGCTTGCGCCGAGCTGGCTCGCGGTCTTGTCGTCCTCCCCGAGGGCCATGTTTTCGTAGTCCACAATCATGTCGAAGCGGCCGCTGTACAAGATGGGGTCGCCGGTCACCGGGTGCTTGATGTCGATGGGCTCGAGGAAGGAGAGTTCGATCCCGCGCTTGCCGCCGGGCAGGGTCATAGGGATGGCCTTGTCCCGCCCGAGAGGGTAGCGCTCGAAGTAGAACTCAAGGGCACCGGCCATACGCTCGAGGGACTTGGCACTGTCCGCGGGGCACTCGAACTCGCCGTAGGACTCGATCAAGGCGCGGAGGCCCAGGGCGACGGAGTCCGGGGCGCTCATGCCCTGCTCGTAGAAGGCAGTACGTGCGACCTCGAGACCCTTGGCGAAGCTTGCCCCCGCGTGGAGGTGGACGGAGGGATCGCGCGGCTTCCAGTGCTGGAAGAACTCCCGCATGGCTTTCTGCGGACAGGAACGGAAGGCCGCGATGAGGGAACTGTCGACGACAGCAGGGAAGTCAAAAGCGGGGCGCATGAGGGGCATCCTTGATGTAGGCCTTGGCGGCGTCGTTGAGGAGGTAGCTGGCTACAGGAAAAATGTAGACATTACGGCGCTCGAAGTGAGAGTCCATCTCGGAGAAACTGACGACACGCTCGGTGATGCTGAGGGTGCGGACTTCGCCTTCCCCGCTCGCATTCACGATAAAGCGGTCGCCGAAGATGAAGAGGTCGGCGGGCTTGCACCAGCCCTCATCTTCGTTGAATAGTGTCACGCCTGTGATGAGGCAGTTGGGTTCAGAGGGGAATGTCATCACCCACCTCCACGGTTTGCGCCGGCACTTCGTTGGTGAGGGCGAGGAGCCGCTCGATCCTGTCCTGCACGCGTTCAGCCGCTTCCGCCGCTTGCACGTAGATAGCGTCCTTCTGCTTACGCAGAGCAAGCACGACACGCTGTGTTAACTCATCCGTTTTGGGAAGGTCAATGTCTACTTCGACTGTGTATGGACACAGTGCTATCCGACTGTCCGTATCCTCCATCTCGCCTTCGTAAAAATTGAAATCGTCCAGCGTCCGCTTGGGGTCGCCGAAATGCCAGGCACTGACGTACCCTTCAATCTTGATCTTCATCTCACTCTCCTAACTCGCCGGCGGATAGGGGGCCGCCGACACACCCCTTGGTTGATCAGAGTCCCTCCAGCTCGTCCAGCAGATCATCCGCCTTTGGGATGACCTTGGTCGCGGTCTTGCGCTTGGCCACGGCGGATGCTGCACTGGCGGCCTCGCGCCCGGCGCGGAGCTGCTTGATAGCCTCCCGCATCTCGTCCAGGGTGATGGTGCCCTCAGCGGACTTCTTCCTCCACTCGGCGAGGCGGGCTTGCATTTCGAAGGTAACAGGGGATGCGCTCATGGCAGGGTCCTTTGCAAGAGTTCAATCGTCGCGGGCTCGCCGCGGAGGAGGTAGACGCCGGGGGTCAGCGGCGGGTCTTGGCGGACTCCAATGTCCACGACCTTTGACGCGAAGTGCTCGCGGAGCAGCTCGGTTATGAAGCGGGAATACGCGCCGTGCGGGACGCGCTGCTCGAGGTCGGAGTGCAGGTGCAGGGTGAGCTGCGTGAACACGGGGAGGGGAAGTGCCACGTTGAGCTGCTTCGACGGGATGAGGTTAGGGGGCTTAGGCACCGAGAAGACTCCTTACAACTAAAGGAGCTTTATCACGAATGCGATCAAGCTCGTCGAGCAAAGCGCCAATCAACTTGTCACCAGTGAGATCGCGCCAGGGCTCGCCGTAACGCAAAGCTTTTACGCTTCCGCCATCACACTCAATGATGTACTTGCCCTCTTCGAGGGTGTATACTCTAATCAGCTGCATCAGGCGCTCCTTCGTACTCGAACCAGGGGATGAGGTCGCCGTCTTCATCCGTGACGGAGATTTCATACCCGGCGGCTTGCAGGGCCGCGACGCAGATCGCGAGGACGGCATCCTCTGCCTCCCCATCGACGAAGAGAGAGGCTGGGTCTTCCCAGAAGGGGGTTGCGAGGTTGAGGCAGATCATACGGGGTCCTTGAAGTGTTTCTTGAGGGAGGTGACTGGTACTTCCTTCGTCGTGAAGCGATGCCCGACTGGGCACTCCCGCCGGCGAGTGATGTAGGGGTAGGCCCGGCCTTGACGCGTCCGGGTGGAGAGGACCTGGGTCGGCTGGCCACACTCGGGGCAGCGGAGGGTCATGCTTCCTCCGAACGCCGAGCATCCCAGCGAAGGGCGCGCTTGGACTCGACGGTCATGGCGGAGAAAAGGTCCACGCCGGCGGGCAGCTCGATTAGTTCGTCACCGGAGCTGAACGTGGCGGGGAGCTCGAGCACTGCCTTCGCGGTCGCGTGGTCGTAGTAATGGACGCAGAGTGTGGCGGAAGGGCAGCTGACGGCGGGCATCTCGAGCGCAACGGGTCCGGTGTAGATGCGCTGGACAATTGCGCGGGTGGAGGTATACGGAGTGGGCTCGTCCTGCGGGGCGCCGAAATCTACTTCCTCCACGGCATCGACCTTGATCGGAGTGAGGGACCGGACGAGGCGCCGGGCATCCTTAACCGTCTTGTGCCGCAGCTCGCGGAAGTTGCCGAGGAGGAGGCGGGACTCGCGGTGGATGAGGGCCAGGCCGCGACCCTCGATCCAATTGTCTGGGTTAACGAAGATGCCGAGGGGCTCGACGGGAGCATCCACGGGGTCCTGCTTGCGCTTGCGGCGGACCTCTGCCTCCGCGTGGGCCTTAGCCCGTTCTTGCTTCTGCGCGGCACGGGCGGCTTTGAAAAGGGCCTCAAGGTCGAGGTCCATATCGGGATCAGTCATGAGTGAGCACTCCATTATGTTCGAGGGGATTATCGCGGCATAATTCGCGCGATATACATTAGACGCGGACTTCCCGGATTAGTTCCCGAGATTTTTAACCGCCCGTGGCCAGTGTGTTGAAGTGATAGAGGTACTGCCCTTCCCAGAAGGACCAGTGGGATTCCTTCCGGTAGATCTTGAGGCGCGAAGGGATCGGCTCGAAGGAGGGGTCGTCCAGGACTGCCCACTTCCGGGTGTGAGCGACGAGCATGTCCCTGCGCTCAATCCAGAGGGCGGTGAGGTCTGTCCGCTTGATCGCGGAGACGTTGAACACGCTGGCGGTGAACAGGCCGGGGTAGAGACCGTTGAGCACATGCTCCTCGATCCGGGATTCGAAGTCGGTCCAGGTGTCGCCCATCATGCGCTTGACCGGGGAGGCGAGATCTCCCGTGACGCACTCCGCTGCGTCGTGACAGAGGATGGTGAGGTAGAACTCGTTGGAGGCTTCGGGCCAGTAGCGCCGGGCAATCTCGAGGCAGAGGCAGGAGTGCTCTGCGACGGAGTAAGGGCGGTGAGTGTGGCCGGCGAAGCGGTTGATCAGGGACAGCGAATGCGCGATGACCTCGATGGTCGGCGGCTTCGAATCGTTGGGCGAGGAGAGGGAATAGTCCGACCCGTCCTTGAGGACGATCCAGGGTTCGCTGTGCATGGGAGTGAGCCTTCCAGTGTTCGAGCCTCTTGGAGAACTGCGCTGGAGGCTGAGATGGCACACCCTGTCGTGGTCTTAGCACGCCAGCCCGGTGCTTGCGCAGTCCGGGTTCTCAGCCTCCTCGCTTGCCGCCCCAGGGTAGAGGCTCAATCGCCCCTGGGACTTGGAAAGGACTTGATGTCGAGTTGGGACGCGACCCTCTCCTAGTGCGCATGGCCCCGAAGGGCCTTTCACACCAGAACTGCGATGATAGTTCGAACGTCCGGTTTCTTCAGCTCGCACGACCTATT